GCTAGCGCATCGTCCTCTAAAGGGCTTAATCTTTCTACTAGTTTTATCTCTTCGGACTTAGGTTTCCTTCCGGCTCCTTCTCTAGCTCCTCCGTTATTTATTCGATTATCCATATTGAAAAAGATTGATTATTCAATTATATAATAAGATTTTTAAGTTATTGTTAATTGATATACCCGTATTTAGAATAAAACTTCTCTCTTTTGCTATGCTCTTCTCTTAGTTTATTTAGATCTTTAGCTAGACTTATATTCTCTTTTAACACTTCTTGATGTCTCCTATTCAAGTTAGTATATTCTAATAGTAAGTCTTGATCTACCTCTTTAATTAGGTTTCTATTTGAGGCTATAGATTTTATTTCTTCTATTTGATCTTTCAATAGTAGATATCTAGCCTTTATAGTTCTTTCGGTATCTATCCAATTACTTAACGTTTTAATTCCGTGTAATACAGTAGCGTGGTTTCTATTAACCGATTTACCGATAACCTCTAGACTTAATTTAGTATTATCTCTTACTATTTTGTAATACATTGCTCTAGCCTCTACGTAATTCCTTTCTCTAGTTTTTGTTGTTATATCTAAACTATAAAACTCTTCTACTATTCTTTTTATTATTTTTTTATTCATCTTTATCTATTATTTTTATTAAATCTCTTATTGTTAAATATCCGCTTTCGTGTATTGCTTTTAAAATACCGGCGCAAGCTTCGTACTCCTCGAGTTCTTCATAAGCGTCTATAGCCTCCTCTAACTCTACTATATCTCTTCCGTTTGATATCTCAACTAAAGCTAAGAGGTAATGTTCTCTTATTTTATCTTTATTCACTCAAGAGTATATTTTTTAAATTCGCTTAAATTAAATATTACTCTCGGAGAAGATCCTTTTGTTTGATAGTATTCGGTTTTCATTAACTCTCTAAGATCTCGATGGTATACGACGTTATCGGTTAAGCATTTAATAAATAGGTAGGGTATAATCCCGGTCTTATTAAATAGTTCTATCCTTGCGGTTATTTGCCACATTGGTAAGCCGTGACCGTCCCAAGGAGGAGCCAAATACTTCTCTTGAGTTTTAACCTCGCCGCAGTAGTATTGATTATTATGATTGAATATTAAGTCAGCTTGCATAAACCTTATATTCTCTTTACTTAACATTTTTCTTATTTGGCTTTCGCCTTCTAATCCTATCTTAATTTGTTTTAGGTTTCTCTCAAACCAACCTCTCTCTTCAAACTCTCCGAATATATTTATTTGCTTCATTGTTCTTTTAAAATTAAATTATATAATTGTTTAGCTACGGATCTCATTAATAAAGGGGGAACGGCTCTCCCTAGTCTCTCTATCTTATCTCTATACTTTCCTATTAATTTATAATCGTCCGGGAAGCTCATTATTCTTTTTGCTTCGCTTACGGTAAACTTTCTATCTTGCCAATGTATTATAGAGGCGGCGGATATAGATCCCGCAGTTTGGGTTAAAGTTCCCGCCGGTTTATTTCTATCGGTCTTTATTAAACTAAAATACTTTACGCTTTGCTCTCCTTCTTTAAGTTTCTTAGACTCTTTATATATAGAGTAAGCTTCTATATTAGCTTCTTTAAGCTCTTCTTTTGTATTCTCTAATCCTTCGAAAGCTTCTTTTAAACTAAATCTATATTTTGTAGGTTTAGGGAATTTAAACCTTTTTTGTATATCGTCTCTTACTCCAACTATAATTAATCTCTCTCTTGATTGAGGAACTCCGTAGTCTTTGGCGTTTAAAACTCTATAAGTAACCTTATAACCTATATTAGTTAAGGTATGATATATCGTCTCGTTATGCTCTCCGAACATTGATAATTGATCGCTACCAAATAAATCTTTAGCTTGTCCCATTAATATACCTTTAACGTTTTCCGCTATAAAAGTCTTTGGTTGAATTTCTTTTATTATCCTAGCGAACTCGTAAAATAAATCGTCGGTCTTTTGGGTTTTATTACTATACTTCTTTTCTTTACCCCAATCCTTTTCTCTATTGCCCGCTGCGGAAAACGAAGCGCAAGGAGGCGAGCCATCTAGTATATCTAGTTCTCCTTTCTTAAGGTTAAGATCTCTTAGTATATCCTCTCCTTTTATTTGTCTTATATCGTTAGGGTATATTTTTGTATCTTCCCAATTAGCTCGGTAAGTATCTTGTGCGCTCTCTACAAATTCGTTTATTGCTAAAACTTTTCCTCCCGCCATTCTATATCCTAAAGAAGAGCCACCTCCTCCGGCAAAGAAAGAGATAACGTTAAATAGTTTTTTATTAGACTCTTCTTTAACGTCTTTTAATTTTATAGGCTTGTATTCTACTTTATACATAACCAAGCTTTAAAGTTTAAGGATTGGAAGAAAGGCTCTATTTTTTTAAACCCGGCTTTTTTAAATAGCTTAATATTTTCTTTTTCCTTAAGGGGAAACATTATCTTTCTTAAGTCCTTTTGTTTACTTAAAATCTCGCTAGGAGTAAAGTTGTTTCTTTTGTAATCGTATAAAGCAAAAGTAAAGATATCTTGTATATAAGAGTCCTTAACAAAAACCTTTTCCGCAACGATAAAAGCTCCTCCCTTATTTAAAGATTTGTATATCTTATTTAATAGAGGTTGTCTCTTATTGTAATCAATAAACTGTAGAGTAAAAATAGATAATACTAAAGAAGGATCTATAAACTTAATATCCTCTTCGGTTATATCTTTATTTAAAAAGTAAACTTTGTTTTTATCTTTAGGTAAAAGGTTTGAAGATATATCGTATCCTACAAAATTAGTCTTTGTTTTATTCCCTTTACTTAGATTTAAAAGTAAGCTACCTTTTGAGCAGCCTAGATCGTAAACGTTGTAATTATCTCTAATAAAGCTATACGATATATTTTCTATTAAGTTTAGTAATATATTAAACGAAGGTATACTCTTGTTTATATGACCGTCGAAGTCTTCTATTGTATCGAAGCTAAATTCTTTCATAGTATACCTCTCATTACATATTGATCGATATCGTTATTATCTTCAAAGAAATATTTATAGTTCTCTACGGCGCTATAAAACTTCTCTTTACCTTTATTAATAAAGTCTTCGCTAGTCTCAAATATTGCTATATCGGTACTTCCCTTATCTACTACAAGAAATATAAAATTCTTTTTATTGAAAAGCTTTAAGTACATATAAGCCTGCAGGTCATATCCGTATTTATCCGCCGCGTACCTAAAGCCTCTAAGCTCGCTAGATGTTTTATAGTCTATAATAGTATCGCCTTGTATTATATCCGCCTTTGCTCTAAATGGTAATCCTTCAAGCATTGAAATCTCCGGAACTTCAAACTCCGAGTTACTAAGTAATTTTAAAGCCGCCTCGTTTCTTAATACCGCGTCGGTTATTCTCTCGGTATCTTTCTTCTCTTTTGTTAAGAATACTTCAACTCCTAAAGAGCTAGCCTTCGCTTTTGCTTCTTTATATATTTTAGTACTCTTACTCGAAGCGTCTACCCAATTTATCTTATCTACTTTTTTAGGCTCGAGTAGCATCCAATGGGCAAGCCTCCCTAAAGATAAAGCCGGGCTTTCGGCGTTAGGATCTCCGTACTTAATTACGTTTCTATAAGTTTTAGGACTTTTAAGAATAGTTTTAAGGCTTGAGCTACTTAGAGCGTGCTTACCTAAATGACCGTAATAAAATTCGTCGTCGTACATTTGAGTTAATATTTCTTCTTTTCCCCAATGTTCCCCGTTTAATAATGTTATCATATTGTGGCTTTTATTTTTCTAGTAGATCGTCTTCTAATTTTATCTAACCTATCAAATATTAATTGTGCTTGATCCGTCGTTATAGAATCTTTACTTACGATATCTATAATTATATCGTGTACTAAACCTCTTGTAATTAGGTTATTATCTCCTTCGTGAGATATCTCGTATAATTCTATTAATTTTTCTAAAATATTTGTCATTGTTCTATGTTTTAAAAGGGGCTTGCGCCCCCTTGTAATTATATTTCTACTAATCCCTTTAATTTTCTATGCAAATCGTGACTTGCGTGTTGAAATTCCCAAGATGTTAGTTGTTCTTGCCAACCGTCTACTCTATTAAAATTTATAACTTTTACTATTTCGTTACTTTTGTTTCTAATAATTGTAGCTTTTAATAGCTCTCCAAGAGTATGAGATTTAAATTCGAAAACCTCAAGTTTTACCTCTTTTCTACTTATTAATTTTAAATTTTTTGTATTTGTTAATGTTCTCATATTGTTATTTGTTTGTTAATAATATTCAAATATAAACAAATAATTTAACATACAAACAATTTATTAACTTTTTTGTTGTTTTATCTTTTCTATATATAAGGTAGCGTCCATAAGTTCTTCTTGAAGATGCGTAAGAAACTTATAAAACCCGTCCGGATTATCGTAAAGAGTTGTATTGTATTTTATAATACCGTCTCTTGATCTACTTTTGTATCTACTTAATACGCTTTCTACTATAGGATCTTTTGGAGTATTATAAGAATACCCGGTAGTATCGGTAGTCCATTTATTATCTTCTTGCATCTCGTGCCATTTTTTTACACTATCACTCATTGTTTTTTTGTTTTATTTCTTTTACTATCATAGCCTCTAGGATTCTTAATAGTCCGTAGCCTAAGATTATTTTAAATACCAACATCTATTTTTATCTTTAGCTTTTGTATTTCTTCCTCTAATCCTTTTACCTTTTCCTCTGCTGTTCTTGCGCGCTCTACGGCTCTTATTTTATCCGATCTATACTCGCTTAAAGATTCGTTATAAAATCTTTCGTTACGAATAAGGTTGTTTACATAAAAACCTACCTCTTGCCAAGAAAAGTACATATCGTCTAGCGCTTTGTTTTCCGGTTTAATCTTTCTTGAGTTTATTATATGCTCTCCTATTAAGTTGAAGTTAGTATAGTATTCTATTTCTTTAAAGTTGTTTATCTTTTTGCTCATTGTTTCTTTGTTTATAATTATTCTATAATATTTCTGCGTCTTTGATATCTAACATTGCTACCTCTTTAGGTATCTTATTAGTATTCTTAAATTGAGTCGTTTTGTTATGGTATTGTATTTCCCATATTGGTTTTACAATATACAAATTAAATTTATATACGCCTTTTGGAGTATAATTTATATAAAGAGGTATATCTAAATTCTCTTTACATTTTAAAATTAAAGCGTCGAACTTCTTTTTTTCAATAAGTAAACTATCGTAATGCTTACCTCTACATTTTAATTCTATCCTATGGCTAGTATCCGGGCTATAACAGTCCCATCTAGACATTTGTTTTTTAGCTTTTACTAGATCCGGATAGCAGCATTTAATAAGGTACTTAAATAACTCCTTCTCTTTCAATCGTTGTACTCGTTAAATATTTTATTTAGTTTATCGTATACACCGTTTAAAAAACAACTGCCGCAACTTGTCGCGACCGCGTTACCGTTAAATACTCTATTGTATATTAATATTAATTCGGCTTGTTGATCGGGCGTAACCTTAGACGATTTTAGCTTAAAGAAAGTATCTAAATAATTGTATTCGTCTTCCGTT